ACAAAGGTCACTTCCCTTGTTGAAGCGAGAGGAATTTCGATCGTAATGATCGATTTTCCGGACACATGCAAACTTTTGGATGGGTCACTCTCGCGTGGGTATATTGACTTCAGCAAACTACCACATACTATGCGTGGTAAGCAAGCTGATGGCCGATATTTCCCAACAGTCTTCAGATGTTTATTTGAAGATCTGTTTTCTTCAGGTGGTAGGTTGTTAGCTGAACCTGATATAACCTCAATATTCTTCTTAAGGCAGTTATTACTGCTTTATAAGAAGGTAGAGGAGCCTTGCCCACAGTCAAATGTGGATAAGGCAATATCGGAGTTCATCATGATTGAGAATCAGATGAGAAAACCTACTCTATCCTGGTCTTGCGACCATCTAGATATTGAAGGTCACCCAAATGTTTCCTTTCATGACGCTAACAGGGACATGCCTCTTTTCGGCGTTCGGGGCTTACCTCGACGCCTTATTGAAGCTCTTGATTACGTTTCACGTGTGGTAAGTTCTTACTTTCCACTACTTGACGTAGTCGATGTCCTTCCTAAGCATGGACCCGGTGCAGTTGCTGATGGGAAGACTGGATTTGATAAATACAGTTTTCCTAGCTGGCCAACAAAGCTATCATTAGTTTTCGACTTCGAAACTTTCGGGGTCGCTAACTATGGTTGTCTTTCTGACGAGCTAATGCCTATAGATAAGGAGTTTCCGGCAAAGCTTATTGCCGTACCGAAAACTCTCAAGTCTCCTAGGCTCATAGCATCTGAACCAACGTCTCATCAATTCCTTCAACAGGGCTTGATGAGGTGGTTACGGCGAAATTTGCCGAAGCCACTTTGCGGTTCAATCGACTTTACCAGTCAGGTTTCATCTCAGTTGCTTGCATTGCATGCTTCTAAGACAGATGGCCTAGCTACAGTGGATTTATCCTCTGCATCTGACCGTCTTTCCTGTTGGGTTGTCGAACGTCTTTTCCGTACAAGACCAGATATCTTATCTGCTCTTCATGCGGTTAGGACTAGAACTCTTGTTTACGAGCGTTCTACTGAATCTGGTATGCTTCTATTAAAGAAGTATGCCAATCAGGGATCCGCATTGACGTTTACTATCCAGTCAATCGCATATACGTGTATATGCGTTGCGGCCTTAATGTTTGAGAGAGGTTATCCTTTCTCAAGCAGAAATTTACGAAAGGCCTTGACTGAGATAAGGGTCTTTGGTGATGATCTAATCATCCCAAGCTGCTCCGTCTACAGTTTAGACTCTCTTATGACCTACTTAGGTCTTAAGATCAACTGGGGTAAAACCCATTTGAATAGAGGCTTCCGTGAATCTTGCGGAATGGATGCATTCGATGGATATGATATATCCCCTATGTATCTCTCCTCTTTCGAGCCTAAACTGGACTACAGTGGTCTCTCTTCTTGGATAGACTGTTCCAACAATGCATATCAAAAGGGACTTTGGTCCCTAGCAGATTACATGTCTAAATGTATTCCTGCTAGATATGCGAAACTTGTTCCAGTTTCTCCTAGACCACTTAGTTGTCTCTACCTCCGAACGTTTCAAAATCTCACGCAAATCTCATCCCGCAAGAGGTGGAATAGTTCCATCCATTGCAATGAGACTCTTGGCTTAACGGCCAATGTGAGAGCGAAGACAGGAGGTAGAGTTGCAAGTCAGGACCTTCTCCATTTCTTTTTGAATGGGAGAGCTGATACGAAAGTACAGCTACCTATTGACGCTTTTAGTGTCAGTAGGCGAAGGTCTTATGACTACCGCACCAGACTTAAGGTACGGTGGGTGCCGGTAGAGG